TAATACTAGTAAAAATTTAGACGCTCATTTATCTAGTACGGAAAAAGCTTCACTAAAAGCTAATCCTTCTTTAGCGGGACACTATACTGCCACAGCAAACAGACGTTCCAATGAAGCTGCTCGTGGTGATACATCTAATACAGATAATGCTAATGAGGCTGCTGATAGCGGTGATGGATGCTGCTTTATTATGTTAGAAGCTCGTTATGGTAATGGTACTATGGATAAGGTAGTACGTAAATATCGGGATGAGTATATGACAGATCGTAATCGCAGAGGCTACTACAAAGTTGCAGAAGTATTTGTACCTCTAATGAGAAAGTCTCCTACATTTAAGTGGGTTATTACAAAAACATTTGCAGACCCTCTTGTATCTTATGGTAAATACCATTATAATGAAAAGAAAGTGGGTGTTGTATTTACACCAGTTAAAAACTTCTGGATGAAACTATTTGATATAGTAGGTGGAGATACTAAGTTTATTCGTGAGAACGGTGAAACTGTATAATAACTATAAGGCTACCCGGCAGTAATGCTGGCCCCAACATAAAAGGACTAAAACTATGCCAGAACTAACAGCGGTGGAGACACCTAAGAATGCAGGATTTGTACAGCCTAAAGGTGGATCACGGGCTAACAAGAAACGAATAGAGCAAGATGAAGCTGAACTAAAAGCTTTGATGGAAGCAGGACCAGATGGGCAACAGGAATCCAATGGCGAGGGATCTGCGACAACCCAAGTACAAACAGAGGGTAGTTCCCAACAAAAAGAAGCCAACTCTGAAGCTGAAGCACAAGAAGAAAACTTAAGTGGTGAGGAGCGTACTTATAAGAAACGCTACAGCGACTTACGTAATCATCTTAACAAGCAAGCTGAAGAGTTAAAGGCTATCAAAGAGCAGCTAGGTAAAGCACAAGAGAATGGTACTGTGCGTCCACCTACGAGTGATGAGAGTATTGATGCGTGGGCTAAGAAGTATCCTGAGATTGCTGGCATTGTAGAAACAATTGCTGAGAAGAAAGCTCAAGAGAAGTTCAGCCACGCTGATGAGCGCCTACAGCAGATTGATAAGATAAATGCTGATGCCCATCGCCTCAAAGCTGAGAATGAGATCCGCACTATGCACACAGACTTTGATGATCTACGTGGTAGTGACGCATTTCATGACTGGGCTGGCGAACAACCTAAGTGGGTGCAGGACGCTCTATATGAGAACCAAGATGACCCTAAATCAGTTATACGAGTTATTGATCTATATAAGGTTGATAACGTAATGGACGTTAAAGGTAAGCGGCGTAAGACTAAAGATGCAGCCTCTGCAGTTGTAACTAAGCGTACAACTAAACCAGATAACGATAACCCAGCGGGACATATTCGTGAGTCACAAGTGCAGAAGATGTCTACGCATGAATACGAAGCAAACTCAGATGCTATCATGGAAGCTATCCGTAGTGGTAAATTTATTTATGATATTTCTGGGGGTGCACGTTAAAAAGCTATTGACAATGCATAGATATGTGATATAACTATGTATGTTAACTAAAGGAATATAAAGCCCTATTAAATTAGCTACCTTTGTATTCCTACTACAACTGAGCCAAAACTACTAAGATAAGACTTACCTGATCAAGTACAGGCCCGATAGTTCCAACGTAGGCCAACTGAGGAACAAATCGCACCCTAGAAAGAACAGCCTCTTACACAGTGTTTATGCTTACTTAATCATAAGCCAAACATCTATGGAGGATATTAACATGGCTTTTACAACAGCAGGTGGTTACGGGAATTTGCCAAACGGCAATTTTAGCCCAGTAATCTACTCAAAGCAGGTACAACTTGCTTTCCGTAAATCTACCGTATGTGGAGATATTACGAACTCTGATTATTTTGGTGAGATCGCTGCACAAGGTGATACAGTCAAAATTATTAAAGAACCTGAGATTTCTGTGAGCAGCTACGCTCGTGGAACACAGGTTTCAGCACAAGACTTAGACGATGAGGATTTCTCGTTAGTCGTTGATAAAGCTAACTATTTTGCTTTTAAAATGGACGATATCGAAGAAGCACACTCCCACGTCAATTTCATGCAGCTTGCAACAGATCGTGCAGCTTATCGTTTAGCTGATCAGTATGACCAAGAAGTACTTGGCTACTTGTCAGGCTTCAAACAGTCAGCATTACACGCACAAGCCGATACAGTAAATGACCAAGTTAATGGTTCTAAAGCTGTAACTACTGCAGGTTCAGATGAATTGCTATCAAGCATGAAACTGAAAAAGAGTGACTTTGGTAACATTTCAACGGCTTCTGCTGGCGATCATTCGATCCCACTAGCTGCACGTTTGCCAGGCGCTACTGCACTCCCAACTGCAACAGCTTCACCAGCAATGGTTGTAGCTCGTATGGCACGTTTGTTGGATCAACAACAAGTTGATACTCAAGGGCGCTGGCTGGTAGTTGACCCGGTATTCATGGAAATCTTGCGTGACGAGGACAGCCGCCTCATGAACTCAGATTATGGTGAATCAGGTGGTCTTCGCAATGGCTTGGTCTTGAACAACTTTCATGGCTTCCGTGTGTACACATCTTCAAACCTACCTAAAGTGGGTACAGGACCTGGTACAACTGGTTCAGCTAACCAGAACACTAACTATGGTGTACTAGTTGCTGGTCATGATTCTGCTGTAGCAACTGCTGAGCAAATCAACAAGACTGAAACGTATCGTGACCCTGACAGCTTCGCTGACATTGTTCGTGGTATGCATCTATATGGTAGGAAGATTCTTCGTCCTGAAGGTCTTGTAACTGCCAAATATAACGCAGCTTAAGGGGGAACTGAAAATGGCTTTACAATCTCCAGTTCGTATCGAGACAGCCGTGATTGCTCACGGTGACTTGACCACTAGCTCAACTCATGATATTGGCACAGTACCACGCAACTGCGTAGTTCTTGCTGCTGGTTCTGAGTGTACTGCAGCAGCTACTGTTGGTGGTGCTAATGCGGTTTCATATGGCGTAACAGGTGGTGACACCGATATGCTAGGAACTGCAGACATCAATGGTGCAAAAACTTTGGGTGCTACTACTACTACAGTAAATGGCATCACAAATGTTACCACTGCAGATACAACAATCACTGCACTGCTTGCGGGTTCTAACGCCCCTTCAGCAGGTTCATATAAGTTCTTTGTAGTATATGCCCCAATGGGTGCTACAGGAGCAGCCGCTGAAGTAGATCGTGATCTGCTCGCATAAATACTTTAACTTTAGGGGCTGCTTTCGAGTGGCCCCTTTAGGCTATCTAGGAGTTAAATAATGGCAGGTATTAACTTCAGGACAGCAAGCAAGTTTGCTGCAGTTACAGGTAACTCTGCTAGTACCACTAGTAATCCTAATAATGCTACTGTATTGTTTACTTGCCCTGAAAGTCACGAAGCTGAAATAGTTTTTCTTATGGTGGCAAACGAAGATAGTTCAACATCTAATATCGGAATACAAGTATACCATGCAGATGACAACACTTACCACATGCTAGTAGGTGAAGAGTCTATAGCAGGTAATGACCACACTCAGTTTATTGGTGGTGGACCTTTGTTCTTACATGCAGGTGATAAGGTCTTAGTATTTAGACATACTTCTTCACATAATTTTGATGCTACACTTTCTTCTAGACTATACTTTACACCTGCTAAAAGGTTATAACAATGAGTACTTTTCTTAGTCTAACTAACGAACTCTTACGTCGATTGAATGAAGTTCAAATTGACCAAGCAGACTTTCCTAACGTTAAGAACGTTCAGGCACTGGCTAAGGATTCCATTAACTCGTCTATTCGTCAGATGCTTCAGGATGCACAAGAGTGGCCCTTTACTTTAGTTACTTATGAACATACACTGGCTGCTGGAACTAATACTTATTCTTTTCCTGCTGATTATTCTAAAGCAGACTGGGATACATTTTATATTAAACAACTTACTTCAGAAAACAATACACCACAAAAACTAGAATTAATTACGTATGATCAATATCTTTCAAATTACAGAGCTATAGAAGATACTAGTGGTGAGGGTGGGAGAACTAGCCCTCGCTATGTATACATGACACAAGATACAAAGTTTGGCGTTACGCCTATTCCAAATGCAGCCTATGTAGTAGAATATAGATACTGGAAGTACCCTGCAGATCTTGTAGCTTATGATGATACAACATTAATACCTGATCGTTTTAAGCACGTTATTATAGATGGTGCTATGATGTACATGATGATGTTTAGATCTAATGAACAGAGTGCGTCCTTACATAGTCAGAAATTTGAAGACGGTATTAAGATGATGCGTAGGCTTGTTGTTGATCAACCCGTAAATGTATCTTCTACTGTAATACAAAGGTCTTCCTATAACACTATATCTGATAGAGTATAAGTATGGCTGACGCTTTACAAACATATGTCTCTGTTTGTGCAGGGGGTCTTGTTACTAACGTTGACCCACTTACTCAAAGTAACTCTTTGTCAGGCAGCGCAGTACGTCTAATTAACATGGAGCCATCTTTAGAAGGTGGTTACAGACGTATAAGCGGTTATGCAAATTCTTATGGTACACTTCCCGGTACTGGTAAAGTTTTAGGTCTTAATGTAAACGGTGAAATAAATCAAGGAATACTTGGTTGTAGAAAACCTTCTTCTGGCAATAACTATTTACATTGGTATAACCACTACTACGATGTAGCACTAGGATCAGGGCAAGGCTCTGGTTTTTCTGTAGGTGAAACAGTAACAGGTGTAGTTAGTTCAGGAGATGCTACCTTAGTAGCAGCAACAGGTACTGTAATATCTAGAACTTCTAATGCCCTTGTAATAAACTTTGGTAAATTGCCTAGTAATATTTTTGCTATAGGTAATGTACTTACAGGTGGTACATCTACTGCAACAGGTACAGTAGCAAGTACACCTACAGTCAAG